TCCGAGTTTGATGGCTATGTGAATACCGGCAGTTATACGCTGAACGCGGCCTTGAGTGGGTCGTTGTTTGGTGGCATGCCGAACAACAAGATTACCGTGTTTGCGGGCGACCCTGCGACGGGGAAGACGTTCTTTGTCTTGGGTGTGGTCAAGCAGTGGATGGAAGATAATCCCGATGGTGGCGTGATTTACTTCGACACCGAAAGTGCCGTGACCAATCAGATGTTGTCGGAGCGTGGGATCGACCTCACGCGTCTCGTCAAGTCTGAACCCGAAACCATCGAGCAGTTCCGACAGACCGCGTTGCAGATTCTGGATCGGTATGAAGAGTCGGGTCAGAAGAAGGGTCGTCAACCGATGTTGATGGTGCTGGACTCGCTGGGCAACTTGTCGAGTGCGAAGGAAGTGGAAGACATTCGCGCGGAGAAGGACACCCGTGATATGACGAAGGCGGGGTTGATTCGCGGCACGTTCCGTGTGTTGCGTCTGCGTCTGGCGAAGTTGGGTGTACCGATGATCGCGACGAACCATGTGTATGCCGTCGTGGGGGCGTATGTGCCGACCAAGGCGATGAGCGGAGGGTCGGGGCTGATCTATGTGAGCGACTCGATTGCGATGCTCTCCAAGTCTAAGGATCGCGACAAGGAAAAGAACATCGTGGGCAGCATTGTCACCGCGAAGATGTTCAAGTCGCGCCTCTCTCGCGAGAACAGTCAAGTCGATGTGCGTATCTCGTACTCCGGCGGGTTGGACAAGTATTACGGCTTGCTCGACATGGCCGTGGACGCGGGGATGGTGGAACACAGCGGAGGCAAGTATACCTTCCCGAACCAAAAGCCGGTGTTTGCCTCCAAGATTCAAGAAGCGCCTGAGAAGTTTTTCACCGAGGAGTTTCTGAAAGACCTGAACGACAAGTATGTGCGCCCGCAGTTTAGTTATGGTGCGGGCATTGGCACAACCGCTCCTTCGGTCGCTGCGGATGAGTCGGGGGATGAATAGGAATGTTAGATTTATTTGGTACGCATTCATCGGTGTCTCTGGTGCCGCCAGTGACTTATCAAGGGGGAAAGCAACGGGTCGCAGAGCAAATCCTCGACCACATGGATTTTTCTGAGACGGATACATTTGTGGATGTTTGTTGTGGTTCGGGGGCAATCAGTCTTGCGTTATTGAATCGGGGATACCGACCGACAGATATCACGATGATAGATGCGGGACCGTGGGGTGCTGTATGGGCATCAATCGGTGCGGGCACATTCAGTATGACTGAGTTCTGTGACTGGATTAATCGAGTGCCCACAGATCCAGAGCGCATACAAGGATTTTTAAAAGAACTTTCACAAAGCCCTGAGACGGTTGGTAATGTGTATGTCTTTCTATTGCTTCAAGCCGGTTCCTTCGGTGGGAAAGCCATTTGGGTGGGCGACAATGCATGGAAAAACATTACATTTCGAAATTATTGGAAACCAACACAGACATCCAATCGTCAAAGTGTGGTCAACCCGATGATGCCAATGCCCAAAACTATGTATGAACGAATGGCGCCGATTATTGATCGCGCAGGTGGTGTGAGAGGAATTCATGGTGATGCGATTGCGGTGAATATCTCCAATACGTCATTGGTCTATATTGATCCACCATATACGAAAACAACAAAGTATGGTCATACGTTAGATGTGAACGTGATGTCAAAACGCGGCCGTCGCTGCTATGTCTCTGAGGGCCGACCATTAAGCGATAAGAACGTCTTGATTTCTTCGGATAGAAAAAAAGGTGGGATTTCAGGTGAAAGAAAAGTCGCCCATGTCGAATATTTGTCTTGTATGGAAAGGAACTAATGATCGAACCCCTTGTATTAGCGCATCTCATTCGTGATGAAGACTACACACGGCGGGTGTTGCCGTTTCTCAAGAAGGAATACTTTACCAGCGCCCCCGCACAAACGCTCTACGATCTGATCTATGAGTTTGTCTCTGCGTATAAGGTCTCGCCCACCATCGATGCGTTGAAACTCTCCCTCGACCAAGCCTCGCTGTCTGGTGGCACGTATACCGACACCGCGACGCTGTTGAAAGATGTTGCGGCGATCACTCGCGTCGATAGTGGTCGTCGGCAATGGTTGGTGGATCAAACCGAGAACTTCTGTAAGCAACGGGCCTTGTATCTGGCGATCTCCGAGTCGATCACGCTCATCGATAAAGACTTTGAGTCCGCAGCGGGTGTGCCGGCGTTATTGAAAGATGCCTTGTCGGTGGGGTTTCGCACTCACATCGGGCATGACTACTTTGAAGATATTCAGGCTCGCTATGACCTGTATCATCAGGAACAGACACGCATTCCGTTTGACTTGGAGTTGTTCAACAAGATCACGGGGGGTGGGTTGACGCCCAAGACGCTCAACGTCATCGTGGCGGGCACCAACGTCGGTAAGTCGTTGTTCCTGTGTCATGTCGCCGCATCGACCATCGCACAAGGCAAGAAGGTGTTGTATATTACGATGGAGATGGCGGAAGAACGCATCGCCCAGCGTATTGATGCGAACCTGCTGGATGTGACGATGGATACGCTGGAACAGATGCCGAAGTCCATGTATGAATCGGCGTTTGAGAAACTCCACCAGCGTCAAGCGTTCGGCAAACTCATCATCAAAGAATATCCCACCAGTGGTGGACACGTCGGGCACTTCCGTGTGTTGCTGGATGAACTTGCGTTGAAGAAGCAGTTCGTGCCGGATCTGCTCATCGTAGACTACATCAATATCTGTTCCTCGGTGCGGTTCAAAGCGGGTGGGCAAACCAACTCGTATACCTACGTCAAGTCTATCGCGGAAGAACTGCGTGGGCTGGCCGTCGAAGCGAACCTGCCCTGTCTCACCGCCACCCAGTTTAATCGCGAAGGGTTTGACAATAGCGACCCGTCGTTGACCAATACCAGCGAATCGTTTGGTCTCCCACAGACGGCGGACTTGCAAGTCGCCTTGGTGACGAGCGAAGAACTGGAAAAGGATGGGCTGTTAATGGTCAAGCAGTTGAAGAACCGTTACGCCGACACCTCCAAGTATCGTCGGTTCACCATCAAGGTGGATCGTAGTAAGATGCGGCTCTCAAATGACGAATATCAACAATATCTTTCGGATCCTATACCGACCCCCGAATCCGGTGGTGAATCGAAGTTTAAGTCAAATACCAAAAGAATGGCGAAACCTTCTGGTGGAACGCGGCAAACAACAGCCTACGTCCCAGAAACCACCGAACTTTCTCGGGGAAATTTGCGTTCTACCTTACGGGGGAACAACAAAACGAAGATTACCTTCTAAATAGAGGTGAAACGTAGTGTGGTATAGGGTGTGAAGGTCTAAATAGGAGGCTACTATTATGAATCTTCAAATCTTAAACCAGTCCGTATCACGGAATATTGAAGAATTATATCCACGAATTACACAGGTATTTGATACGGTCATTCATCACGCCGTCACAACCGGCCGCTCCGTGAATGTTAAGTCATTCATTAAACGACTAAACACGCAACTACAGGGTCAACGAGTGCGCGTGACCCGTGAACTCACGGCACGATTTGGCTCGGGCCAAGACAACCACGGGCAGTATTATCCCGCCATCGGTGGGTATTGCTACGAGCCTAGTGTGAAGCATTCTGCTCGTATTAAAATCATTCTCTGCATTCATCCAAGCACCAGCCGGTTGGAACTTAGCCAAGAGTCATGGGAATATTTCAAATTTCGGTTTTTAAAGTGTCTCTCCCATGAGTTAGTGCATCGCGCACAATTTCAAAATGGTCGTCGGTTGGATAATGTCTTAATATTCCGCCCTCATGCGATGCCCAATCTACCGAAACGCGTATTGCAGACACAAACGTATCTTGGGGACATGGACGAGGTAGAAGCATATGCGCACGATTGCGTGGAGGAATGGTATTATCTGAATCCTCGCACGCCGCTCACCACGCGTAGCATCAAAGAGGAGTTTCGTAATAAAGGTGGCCGGCTGCCCGCCGTGCAGTATTACCATGACACGTTTTTGGGCGACGAATCTCACCCATCGGTTCAACGGTTTTTTCGTAAGGTGAAAGCGTGGGATGATATTATTAGTCCTGTCTCCTTCGAACTCCCTAGCCCTCCGGCCTATGTCAAAAAGAACGCTCGGGTGCGACGGGATGTACAATTGGGGTAGTGTATGTGGCAGTCCTAAATACAGACATGATGTCTTTCCACGAATACCTGAATCGGAGCGATCTTCAGGAAATGCTGAAGCGAGTAGATGGGCGCTGGGCGTTTGTCTCTCGGAAGACGGGGCGTGTGCTTGCCTACTATAAAGGTGAAGGAAAGCCGTCGGATGCGTGGGTGGCGAAACAAGAACGTCGTGTGCAGTACTTCAAACATCACTAATATGTCTCTCTATCATCCCGCCCTCGATATTCTCTTTCCGTCCCTCCTCGAATCCCCCTTTGCCGCAGGGCAGGTTCCGCAGGTCTTTTGTGATGTGGACGGAGTACTCGCCAACTTCTATGAAGGTATGCGACGCGATTTTGGTGTGCCCAAAGAGAAAGTGAATGATTTTCTCGTCAACAAGAACGGGTGGGCGATTATCACCAAACAAAATCCCCATCTCTTCGCCACGCTCCCGCTGCTCCCCGATGCAAAAGGGTTGATAGCAGGGTTGACGCAATTGCGAGATAAAGGGCAAATCAAACTCTCCATTCTTACCGCAATCCCCGATGAGTGGTATCACGATGCAGTAATGCGAAAGGTCAGTACCCAAGATAAAATTAATTGGGTGACTCGGCACTTTCAAAAAATTCCGCCACAGAATGTCTTGGTCGTGCGCCGTGAGGACAAACAAAAATATGCGAAAGCCCAGCGGGCGATTGGGCGTCCTCCGGCCGTACTGATTGACGACTTCTCCAAGAATATTCGCGAGTGGGAAATGGCGGGTGGGTTGGGTATCCTGCATACCTCTTCCATGCAGAGCCTTCGACAATTAGTGACTTACCTAAATTAAGTATATGAACAAAGGTATCTTTCTCATCTTCGGTCGGTTTCAGCCCCCTACCATCGGGCATGAATTGCTGTTCAAAAATGCCCTGTCGCGGGCCCGCCGAGAACAGTCAGATACCGCTGTGTTCGTCTCGCATACCCAAGACCGCAAGAACCCGCTCTCGTATGAGGATAAGGTCTCGGTCATTCGAAAGAGCGTGCCGGGGCTGATTATCGGCCCCGCGTCGGTACGCACTCCCGCTGAAGCCCTCACATGGGCGCTCGACAAGGGGTATCGGACGATTACCTTACTGGTCGGTGAAGACCGCGAAGCAGGGTTTGAAAAGATGGCGGGGTCATGGCAAAAAGCGGAAGACCCCAAACAACGTGCGGTCGTGCGCGTGGAAGCGTTGCCGCGCACGGGAGCGATGGATGCATCGAAAGTGAGCGGCACGACGGCTCGGCGGTATGCACAACAGGGAAACCTTGCCCAACTCAAAAAGATTTTGATTTCTGGTGCACAACAGGATAGCGTGGCGAAACATTTTATGAAGGTTATTCAGGATCGATTAGGTCCGCTGAAGGAGATGT